CCTTATTTTGACGTATAAAAAAAGACACTGCAAAGGGTAACAGTGTCTAATGATTATGTTTTGTTATTAATTTGAGCTTTGCACTCATATGAATGTACCGCCTACCCAACGGATAGACGGCTAGGCTATCGAGTGTGCAACATCTATATGATAAACACTTACTCGATTTCCTAAAATGGAGTGTAACACTTAGGTTATACACTCATATCAATGCAAAGACGCCCAGTTGTCTCTGGACGCCTAATTTAGTTACTAATCAACTTCACTAAATAGATGAAACCACAATTTGGAAAGGAGGAAAAATGCAAATCATCGCAATGCTTATATTAAGCACATTAACATAATATCGCTTTTTTTAGTGGACTTCTATATGTAAAAAGTCCAACTTTTACAAGTACCCAATCTTTTTAGCTAGTTTGTCCAATTGAGCGTTCCGCCATCTCAGAATAGACGTTTTACTATAATGATATCTTTCAGCAATGTTGTCCCATGTGTTACAGTCTGCTGGCTTATCCCAATATTTCAATCTAAACAGCTCTAATGCAAATTCATCACATTGACTTAAATATTCTTCCGTACCTTTAACCACATCGTATAATCGTCTGTATAAATGGTCTCTATTTAGTTTAATTACTTGGTCCTCTGTAGGTCTCCCTACAATATTAGGTCTACCACCTTCTGGGTTTATCGGCTCATGGTTTGACAATATCTCGTATTCTCTAAACTTTAGTTCACGCCGATAATCGTCAAGGTTTTCAATGTAATCTTCTAATTTTTTGTAATCAATGCTTTTCAATTGTAACGGCATTAATTATCCCCCTCAAAGTGTCTTAATCTACTTTCTAACACTCGTTTTTCATACTCTCTGGCCTCTAATTTCCCTTTAAGCTGTGCGTTTTCAGTAAGGAATCCCAATAGCAATAATGTGTATATTACAAATAATACAATCCACCACATTTAATATTCCTCCGTATCCACTTCATCTTGTAGGTACATATCATTCATTAATTTCTTCGCACCTTCATAAATCAGAATCGTTACCAGCGTGTGTAGAATTGTTTTCATATGATCACTCCTTATTTAATATGTCTTTAACAATTTGTAATATATCTTTACTACTAGATTCCTGACGACCCGAACCCTTTGTCTCCACGCTCTGACACATCGCTAAACTCATCAACTTCTTGTAATTGCGGAGTGACAATAGGCACGATAACCAGTTGAGCTAACTTGTCGCCTTTGTTGATTTTGTACGTATGCAAACGTTTGTTATCGCTCAAATTCCTTTCAATATGCTCATTTTTTATATTTAAAAATGTTGTGCTTTTAGCTCTATAACGTTGCATATCATTCTTAATATTAATCTTCATATTGCCATGGAATCCCGCATCAATCTTACCCGTTTCAATCACAAGGTGCGTCTTACTACTTACACCACTTCTGCTAGTAAGTAATCCAACATAGCCTTTAGGAATATTCACGGCTATGTCAGTACTGATTAATGCTTTCTCTTGTGGTTCAAGTGTGATTGTCTCTGCTGCATAAATATCAAACCCTGCATCTGTTGAATGGTTGCGTGTTGGTAATGTTGCGTTTTCTGATAATAATTTAATTTGTAATTGATTCATATCCATACTCCTATCGTTTTAATTCCTCAATAAATTTAAGCACTCTATCAATATCAATTTTTTCGTTTTCTGTTTTACGTTTGTTTAACCAATAATCTAACTCGTCCCACCAGTCCTCGTTCTGCTGTTTATCTTCAAGCAATGCGTTACGTTGGTCGATGATTTCAAGCATTTATTTGTCCCCCTTAGTGAGATTAAGCGCTCTAATTTCGTATATTGCATTTACAATAAAAACTGCTGTTACAAAAGCCAAGCCTTTTATCCCTTCGAATTTAGTAACCGAGATGAACAGCACCACCACAATCAACATAAAAACCAAACTACAAATCCTACCTACATACTTGTTGTTGAATCGATGATGGAGGAAATGTTCCGTTAACACAAACAACAAAAGTAAATATAAGCGTCCATGCAGTCATTTACTCGTCCTCCTCATTCCATTTACTACCTTGTTTAACTAATCCACGTACAATTAATTCATGGCTCAACCTAAATTCATTCTCGCCCTCTTGATACCACACATCGGCTAGGTATCTACCGAATGCATCGGCTTGATACGTCTGCACGTACACGTCCTTACCTAATACAGTTTGAGTCGTAAATGCTTTCGCTTCGTTGTAGCCAGGCTTACCACGCTCAGGTGTGTCCACCCCCAGCAATCTAACCTTGCGTACCGTGTGTGTATGAAAGCCAAGATCAATGCGCATTTCCAAAGTGTCCCCGTCAATTACACGTAATACTTTAGCTTTAAAGATATATAGTTTATTGTTTAGGGTCATTCTTAAGCACCTCGTAAGTTTTATGGAACACATCAGGTTTTACGGGATAGAATTCACCGTTCACACCTTTTACGATGTAATCATTTATTGTGGCGTTCATTTCGCCCTCTAAAGTCTTTACAACTAAGATTTTTCGATATTTAGATACGTGATATACAACTTGAGCGCCAGACCATTCCTCTATATACTCTGCACTTTCTATGTCTGTAAATTGAACACATTCAACTTCAACAGGTATTTTTCTAGCTTTGATTATCATCTTTCAGCACCTCGTCTAATTTGTGTCTTAAACTTAAATACCACGTATTGTGACTCACCGATAATTTATAATTGATGTGGCGAGTGAATAACTCCACCACATCGTCTAGTTTGCGTTTATACTCATCACGCTCTGCACGTAAGCGGGTAATGTCTGCGATGAGTGTGTCGCGTTCTTTTTCGAGTTGAATTATTCTCTCTCCCAAATTTACTAAAGAATTCATTCAACCATCTCCCCATTACGCCATATCAGCGTCATAGTGTAGTCATCGTTTAGCATGTAGAAGGCTACAGTTACATCTCTTTTTGCAACTCTAACACTTTCTCTTGGAAACATTACTGATTTTAAAAACCCACTATACGATCTATATACTTCTACAAGACCATTAATTACAGTATCCTCTGTAATTTCTTCTTCAACTTCAAACGTGAAAGTTTCGTCCGGTTCGACCGCTGTTTCAATAGTCACCCAACTATCATCATTAAAACAAACTTCTCCATCTTTACTACCATAAAAAATTCTATGTTCTTCGCCGTTATCCCAGCTCCACTGAATCAGTTCTGGTAACGTCATTTCTCTTTTGGTTTTAATTTTTACCATTCTTAATGTCCTCCTTATTTATCTGCTCAATCCTTTATCTGCAATAAATTGTTCCAATTCATCTTCCGTCATGTAATCGTTAAGGTAGAAGTATCCGTTAAAACCATAACCACATACATAATACTTGCCATGTTGTGGTATGACTGATACCACTGGTTTGTCATTCTTGTATAGATAGAATCTATCTAGTAATCCCATGTTTAACCCTCCCTACATATCGAATATGCTAATCTGACTGCCTAACTCCTCTGCAAACATCAGATTGTGTATTGCCTTGTATTCGTTAAACTCTGCGTAAGTGAAAAAATCATCTATGTGACTAAAGTGCGATTGTGGAAAACCACGCATGTTATAGCCTCCGTCAGTTTCACGTGCGATCAATACTTTTTCTTTACCTGCGTTATATAAGTGGAATGTGTTCATCGCTTGTCCTCCCAACACTCAATAGCAAACTCGACACTCTGTTTAGCTTTCTTTAAATCCTCTAAGCCATTCTTTCTAGGTGCGCGCATCAAGTATTTCAGTGCGTTACCTACGTGGTAAAAAACTGACGCCGATTTATACGTTTTACCGACCAATTCTATGATTACGTTTGCGCTAAATTTACCGAATTGGTAATGCGGTGGTTGGTTCACGCTATCTACCACTGCATTAATTACTTCTTTCCGCAAACTGTTCTCCACTTCTTTTTTAGTTTTTAAAAGTTCGTTGTAATTATATTCAGTCATAAATAACCTCCCAATCATCATCGTCAGTTATGTTGTAGTACCATGCGTTATCTAACTCTATTTGCGCCATTTCTTTGCCTTTGAAGTTGTAGTACAGTTCAGTGACTTTGCCTTCGTAAGGCTTTTCTTGCTCGCTGTCTGTGTAAAATGCGACACGATCATCAATGTTTAATTCTCTGATTTTCATCAAATCACACCCCCATGCTTTAATATGTGTCTGATTGTCCAACCCTTACGGATGCGTTGAGTAATCACTTTTCTATCGACACCAACTTTTTTAGCTAACTGATTTGTAGTGAATTCTTGTCCGTTATAAGTCCACACTTTTGATTTGTCGTTTTTGATTTCAGGAAATTCGATGAGTTCTACTTCTTTTTCAGGTTCAACATCTTCAAAATCTTCGGGCTCTTTGCAAGGTACACCTACATACCGACACAGCTCACGATAATAAGGACTTGCTGGCACAGATTGTCTCACTGTCTTTAACCATGGTTTCTCTTTACGTTTACTTCTGTATTCCTGGTATGCTTTTTCTGTCTTTATTTGGTCCCAATTATCTAATTCGGATTGCGCTATTTTTTCTCCGTTACGTTTTAACGCTATTACTGTTCGCATGTTAATCACCTTCTATAATTGTTAATACTGTTCGTGCAGTCTCTGCATATTTTTTGAATGTTCTGATTTCATAAATCAGCGTGTCGTCCACCCACAATAGATTGTTACCAGCGTCTAATATTGTCTTAAGTAAATTATCAATATCAGGCTTTATAGTGTGAGGATTTCCGATACACGCTTCTTTTTTATATTTCGGCCACGACTTACTAGGTTTGAAGTAGAATTCAACCGTTAGTCTTATTGGCTTATCTATCATCAAATGTGGTAATTGATCCGCCACAAATTTTTTATGCTTTACATATGGTGCAGGCATGTAAGTATGCCCACCACCACTAAATCTAGGTCTTGATGACCCTTTCGGATTGCCAAGATTTCTATCATTTTTTAGGTAAAAAATTTCGATTCTAGTTTCTGTCATGTCTGCTCCTTTGGCCCATATCGGCCTCTTGATATATCAATTTCGACTTTTCATCATAATCATCAAATAGTGACAACTCATTGCGTTCTAGCAATCTTTCAACCGCCCAACCTAACTGCAACATTTTAAGTCTCATAAGATTGTCTTCTTGGTAATCCTCTGTGTATAACAACCTCAACAATTCTTGAAATTCTAAGATGTTCATGTGAAGAACCTTTGTGTAGATTTGTAATATTCAAAGTTAACAACACCAGTTTCCCCATCTTTGTTTTTAGCAATATTCACTTCTAAATCTGATTTATCATTCTCTTGATGATCATCACGATTATAGTAATCATCACGGTACAACATGAATATCATACTAGCGTCTGCTTCAATGCCTCCAGATTCTTTCAAATCACTCATCATAGGGCGTTTATCATTTCTAGACTCTACACCTCTATTCAGTTGAGAAAGCAGTACTATGACGCTCCCTGTTTCATTTGCGATGATTTTAAGGTCACGACTTATCTTCTCTACATCAACTCGTCTGTCATTTGTTGGCGTATCTGACTGCATAAGTTGCAAGTAGTCGATAAATATAACTTGAGGTTTATCTGATTCTTTAGAGGCTTGTTCTCTGATTCGTGCTGGCGTCAATGTACTTTCATCAAAGATGTTGATGTTGGCTTGCTTAATTTTATTTAGTCCGTCCATTACCTTGTTTGTTGATTCAGGACTTAACTCATTCGGCCTTTTAATATAAGTCAACGGTACACCCTCAATCATCGCGACCATTCTTTCGATAACTAAATCCCCAGTGGTTTCAAGACTAAAAAAGGATACTTCATATCCAGCTTTAGCGATGTTCCACATCGTGTTTAACGCAAATCCAGTTTTACCCATTGAGGGACGTGCTGCTATTACATTTAGTTGACCCTTTTCAAAGCCGTGTATCTTATAATCAAGCAAACCGTAACCTGTCTTAATAATCTCTTTAGGTTTTTCACTCAAGACAGATTCCATTACTTTAGCAAGGAAGTCGTCAGTCTTGTTCGTCTGCTCAATATTCAATTCTTTCAATTCTTCCAAATCGTCTAAAAGTTGCAACATACTCGTCTTATCAGGTTTTGCTGTGAAGTCATCAACTTTTTCTATAGCTTTTCTAGCTACATAGTCGTTTAGTAAGTTGATTTGGTCTTGCATGAAGAATATTGGGTCTGTTCCGTCAGATTTAGCAATCTTATTAAACCTTTGCACGTTCACGAAATCTTTATCATCTCTACACTTGAAGTAGATTTCATTTGCGTTGATATGACCAACTTCTCTGATGTAGTCGATAATTACTTTTACATCATCATCTTCAAACATTTCAGATTTTAATTTGAATTTGCTATACAAATCAGGGTGTTTCATTAAGTTGCAAAGTATCGCTTCTTCTGTACTCAAGCGATCAATCATTGCTGCGTAGCTCCTTAATGAATGCTTGCCCTTTACGCTTTATTTCTTGCCATTTTCTAGCGTATTCAGGGTCGTTTTCTAATTTATACTGGTGTGTTTCTTCTACTGGCTTTTCATTCATTTCAAACGCTTTAGGTTTGGTTGCTAATACGTCAGCTATGGTCGGTTTGTATTTACTTTGCTTAATGTAATTTCTTAATTTCTTTTCAGAGGATTTATAATCGCCATCTTTAGTGAGAATAGATACCCACGCCTTATATTTGGATTCGTGAAATTCCATATTGTAGGTATCACTCACCAACGAGATAAGCTGAAAAGCCTCTTGTTCTGTCATAGGCATAGAATCAACCTCCGAATAACTCTTGTCTTTTTTGGCTTAAAAAATCATTTGACTTACTATTTTTTTGGGGAACTACTTTCTTTGTGGCATCTTCTTTATTACGCACGCCTTTTACAGCCCAATCTTCTAAAATTTTTATAAGGTAACCGACACCTTTTTTATTCTTTTTGCAGTAATTAACAGCAACTTCCACTATATCTACCTTATTTTCGTTAAAACGGGCTATGGCGTGTTCTAGTAGTTCTGCATTTAAAGGATTATGAATAATTCCTAATTCTTTAATAATTAATTGGAATAATTTAGATGTCTCGTCTCTGTCTCTATTAATACTTGTATTATTAAACCTTGTATTATTCTCTTCCGTCTTTTTGTGGATAGGGTAGGAATCTTTTTGTGGATACCCCTCTCCATCTTTTTGTTCATAGGGGGGTATAATATAAATTTTTCTATCTTTCACTGACATATCTTCGTTTCTTGTAACAACAGTACGAATGTAGCCTTTTTCTTTTAAATGATTAATCCAGTTCGAAACTGTTTTTTTGTGGACTTGATACAGCTCTGCAAAGTAACTATTGCTAGCGTAGGCATAGCCGTATTTGTTTGCCAGTGCGGTTATTTCACCATACATTATGATTTCCATAGGTTTTAAATCTTTGTCGTACCTTACGCTTGCAGGAATAATTGAATAGTAATTCGGTTGATCACTCATCGTTATCACTTCCTAATAGCTCTGATACGGTTACTCCCATTTCATCAGCTAAAATTTTCATCCTTTTGTTGTTAGGTTTTTGTATGCCATTCTCCCAATTGGATACAACACCACTTTTGGCGTTAAAGCGTTGTCCGAATTCCGTCATCGTTTCACCCAAATTAAGGCGGTGTCTTTTTATCTTTTGGCCTAAAGTCATAATCCTTTCTCTCCTTTCAGCATTTTATTCAACCTGTCGTCTACATCGACCCAACTGTCGTGTAGATGGTATTTATCGTTAAAACTGTCCATTCCAATGTTGTGCTGTTCTGTGTGATGTTCACGGCACAATGCCAATGCTTGATTGCCGTAGTGGTTTATCTTTGTTCTGTCACGCCCACGTCCTACCGCATACCTATGTGCTAAATCACTGTGTTGCTTACCGCATATTACACAGTTACGGTTTACTGTTGACCAATACAAGAATGATTTATCTTGCTTTAGTAAATCGCTTGTTTTGTAATTAAGTGGTATATCGTTATGAAACACCCAATCCAGTATCACTTCGATGACTTGATTTGCTTGTGTACGTGTACAATTTGAGAGGGATAAGCTGTCATACCCCTCAACAAACGCCACGTAATCCATAAACATTGAGCGCATGTATTCACGCGGTTGCCCCGTGTGTTGCTCGATGTCGTTACACAAAGCGAAGATTTTTCTTCTCTGCTTATCCGTGATTGTGTACGGATCAACTGGAATAACATCTACTTCAACTTCTAATCCGTTATCTAATAACAACGAATCTTTGTCATTAAGCTCTACACCCTCAACAATCGCTGTTGTAATGCCATTGTTTTGAGTGATGTAACTTTTGATTAAAGGCATTTAATCACGTCCTAAAAAGGTAAATCTGAAAACTGGTCATCACTGTTATCAAAAGGATTGTCTTGCGCCTGCCCTTGTTGTTGTTTGGGTTGGTTATTTGATTGCCCTTTACTGTCTAGGAATTCAACACGATTTGCGATTACACGCACTGCAGAGCGGTTGTTGCCTTGTTTATCTTGAAATCGGTCTTGTTTGAGATTCCCCTCGATTAGAATCTTGCTACCTTTACCGCAGTAGTTGTTGAGCAACTCTGCTGTCTTGCCAAAAGCCACGATGTCAAAAAATGATGCATCGTCCTTTTTAAATGGGTTGTCTACTGCTATAGAAAAGTTTGTAACTTGTGTTTGTCCTGCTGGTTTAAGTTCTAAGTCTTTAGTAATACGTCCTGTTAAGATTACTGAATTCGCCATTATTTATTCTCCTTATAATGTTTTGCCATAGTTCGCATATTGTTTATTATGTTTACTGCCTGTTGTTCTGTCATAGCATTGTAATTTTGGATACCAAATCTTTGTTCAACTTGTTGTTGTGTAACATCTTTATTTAGTGACTTCATTAGTTCTAAAAAGTTAAACACTTCTTGCTTTAATGCACCTACAGTCTTATTACTTGCTTTAGGCTCTGATTTACTTTGCTTTCCACTCGCTATATTACCGTCATCATCTTGATCACTTGTAATTCCAAAGATTGCGGATAACGAATAGCGTTTAAGATAGCTAATCAATGACCCTGCGCCTTGTGGTGTATTCTTCTCTGCATTCATAAACACAGGGTCATACTCGATATATTCGCCACTTTCATGCATAAGCATTGTAGCGACTCCTACACGCCCCTCACCGTCGTTTAATGCCCATTGGGTATAAGACAACCCATGAGGTGTTGCAGCCTCGTCAATGGCTTCTACAACGTTCTCTAGAGGCACGTATTTCGACTTGAAGAAAGGATTGTTTTTATCTTTAAGCGGTTGTTTTACTTGTTTACGGAAAGCAACCATAGCTTTGTTGATTTCAACAACTGATTCAGATTTGTTCATAATTCCACCCTTTCAATTTCGTCAGTTTCAGTGTGTGTGTGCTTATAAATTTCATGTGCACTAGTGTCTATTAACACATCTTCTGTCCCATCAAATTTACGTGCATCACGCTTGTCCGTTGAATATTTAATAGTTGGGTTAGCGTCGGTTGGTCGGTTAGTGATATATAAATCTAAATCTTTATGTTTATAGAAATAGGTCACTATTGTTTTCATTTGATAAGCGCCTCCCCTGCAATAACATCTTTTATTTTTTGAACTTCCTTTTCTATATGTTTTGGCGATTCCCAATCATAAATGTAAATAGATTTATTGTTATACGGATATCTAATGTCTACGTGTGTAAAAACGATGCCGCTTGTACCGTTTTTATAATTGATTCCTGATAACTGACATTCAATATCTGAATACACACGGCATCTATCTAGTTCACGTTGGATTCTTAGCATTTGTTCCGCAGTTACTCTTTTTTCTTTTAACATTTGCGTTTTCCTCCTTATTTGATATAATGAGGTCGGATATAATGGTATTAATAATCGACCTTGACTGTTTGTTAGTTGTAGCTAGCAATCAGTCTTTTTTGTGTAATCTCATCCAAAAACACACACATTGTATATTGTTAATGTTTGGAATCTTGATATAATGTAATTAGATATTTCGCACAATATCAATCCCAGACTGTTTGTTGGATTCCCCCTACATTCAGTCTTTTTTTATGCGCTAATTACATATTTTGAGGCATAGTAACTAGTAATCATTGTGAGTATTGCTACGAATATTGTTGTAGTAAAATATGCCTCAAATGCGAATGGTGTAGCTACTACGAAGGTCGTTATCATTGCGATAACTAAAGCTAGTAATCTTCCCATATCCTCACCCCTTCACAACTTCTTCAAAATGATTATCAAGCCAATCTAATATCTTCTCCGCGTGGAACATGTAGCCTGTTCCTTTGCCTGTCGAGAACTTACTGAATGATTCAATCTGTCTGCGGTTACGTGGATTATCAATAATATGCTTTTTAATCCATTCTTCGCTTCTGTCAATTCGTTTGGCTAATTGACTTAAAGTGAAATACTTACCTTTAAGCTCTAATTTTTTATACTCTTGATATTCATCGAGACTAAGCATCACGTGAGTATCGGGAATAGCAATTGAAACCTGCAATGTTTGTTGCATAATATCCCTCCTTAGTATCTTCTTTTGTATTGCAGCGTCACACATGTTATGAACGCGATAATGTTTAATGCGATTAGTAATGTGGTCATATAAGTAAACCTTTCGTGTATAATGTTCTTATCTCCTTATGAAAGGAGGTGAATAATTATGAATAATATAAACCTCACTCAACGACAGTTAGATTTAATAAGGAAAAATCAAGCCGCCTTGTCGAAAGTACCTGTTGAGGCTTACGCTAAAGTCGCTAATTCTATGAATAATTCGTATGTTATGAACGCTATAGAAGTTCAATCAGCGGTTAATAATGTTATGAATGGCATCAGAATCAATCAATCGAAATTATCCGATTGGGCTTCCTATATGCATCAAGTAACTAAGAATCATCCAATGTTTAAATCTAATTTATTTTCTGAAAAAATTCTTGATGAATTCATAAGTTCTAACAGCTTTCCTGAGGATGAAGTCCGCAAAGTTAGCACTCATTTGAGAAAGTCTTTTGTCAATACTATCGATGTCCCTGTTCTTGGCAAAACCGTCCATTCTGCCCATCCAATAAACAACGTAGATACAGAGAAATACAATAGTGTATTCAATGAATCGCTCAATCATATTTTTATTTCTCCTTCTGCGAAATTTGTAAAAAAGGTTTCAATCGGTTCTACAATCGGAGTAATACCTCCGATTATGGTTAGAACGATACTTGACCAATACGTGAACTACTTTATACTTTTTAACGTAATAGCAACTCTTTTAACACTTTACGTAATTGCTAATTACTTAGATGATGAGAACTCAAGTGATGATTAGTTGTCTAATTTATCGATTAATCTTTTTAAGCAACTCTGCAACTGCTCGCAACAGTTCAGGGTTGTTACTTGTTTTTAAACAATAACTAGCACGCTTTAGTAATTTGAGTTTTAATTTGTTTTTTTCTTTAGCGATTCTAAATTTTTGTAACATTCTTCATCATCCCTTAACCCCTACCGATTCGTATCAACATGATTAAAATTGCTAAATTCATAATCAAGTGAATCACGAGTAGTGTGTTTGTTATGATCATTTGTTGCCCTCCTATTTATATTTGTTGTGCTATACCTTTCAAAATTCTTAAAAAAGACTAAAACTACTTTTATCAGCATTCAGTTGATTAATTTTATTTGTGAGGGTTTCGAAATTTAAACGACTATCAATTTTTATGACCTTCCACGTCACAACTGCCATTGTGATGAGGAGGGTTATTTTGTATAGCTTTTCCATATTGTCCTCCTTAATTTGGTTGTTCGATTGTGGGTTATATTTCAAATTGACTAATGTCAACACCATATTTAATCGCCATATTCTTAATCACTGAAATGTAAATTTCAATTAATCGCGGTTCATCAGTGATCACATCTAATTTCGACAAATTTTTAATCTGTGTTTTAGTAGCGCCATTTGCTAACATTTTTCCTTTTCGATTTTGCATACGGATTTTTAAATTACAACGTCCTTTGTCCTCTAATGCTTTATATGCTTCTGCTCTAACTTTTTGGTGCATATCTCCTCCACCTAAATGTTTAGCAATTGCAGATAAAATGTTGTTTGTGTCATTACGCCAATTTTTCGTTTCAATACCGACAATGTGGCGGATACTATTAACATCATTTTCTATGCGTTTATTAAAAGCTTGTTGTTCCTCTTGAATTTGAACGAACATTTTAATTGCTTCTAATTGAGTTGTAGGTGCGTTGATTTGAGATTGCTTCTTAATATGTTCTTGCATTTCATGAAATGCATCTACATAAGTTGCAGTAAACAAAACACCTTTAGATCCTGTCATTTTGTTTGCTACCATGTCACAACCTTTTTTAGTTAAGAGATAACAAGGCTGAATTTTATTTTGCGAATTAATATAAGTGCTTTCTTCAAAGAAATTATGACTACTCAATTTTGAGGAGTCCTCCAAAATCTTGATATAACCCTTAATATCTCTAACTAAATTGTCATGTCTCTTACCTACCATTTCTGCTACTTCTCGACTGTCTACATAAAATTCATTGTTTTGTTCGATAACTTGTAATGCTTGCATAATGTTTATGCTCCTTTCGTGTATAATTTATTTATCAACCTAAGGAGGTGATAAATATGGAACAAGTGCACGCTTGCCTTTTAGGCGAATGGGTTAATCTTCATGATGACGAGCATTGCAAAATGGGACCTCGTATGACTTCTCCATCTACATGGTGGGAAGAAAACGCTGAATTATGGTCTCCAATTCAAAAAACAGAGGCCGATACAATGTATCAACAGGACTACATCATGATTAATTACAAAGGTAGAGACTACCGCATTCATCCTATATTTATTCAAATAGTTACTTCATAATTTTTTGTTGACTTATAATGTTTTTTATCGCCTCAACATCTTGGTCGTCGAGTTGCAGCTCGGCGGCTTTCTTTTTAAATTGGCTTTCTATAATTTGATTGATTTCGTACCATTGTCTTGGTGTGAATTGTTTTCGGAATTCTAAAAATTGTTGAACTGTCTTTTCCATTATTTCTCCTCCTTAAGTTGGTTATTAGAGGTGGCTTTTAACCACCTCGTGTGGTAGAATTAGATAAACAGCATACGTTTGTCTAATTGATTCTTTTTATGCTTTCTTTTGTTATAGATGTCTACCAGTGCGATGGGTAGGCATTCTTTTTTTGTACTAAAAGCAGCTTTGTGTTTATTTACTTCTTGAAGAAACTTGTCAAATCCTAATTCGTTTAATCGGTTTGTTAAGTGATTAAAATCAATTTGTCGTCCATATTTACTAATAAATTGAGCTAAACCTCTTAAAACGTATGCTTGGTAAAAACGAGATTCTGTGCCAAATGAATTTTTGATTGTGAACAGAACAATTTCCAAAAAGTCTTTTCCATATTTCTTGTGAATATCTTGCAAAGAAGCATAAGCGATTAAATATCCGTCACAGCCGCTTTTCTTTTTGTCGTAGTCTATTTTTAATCCAACTTCAGAAACAGCTTCATCAATTTCAACAGCATTAGGTTCGTTAAACGCTAGAGACGATTTTCCTTTCATATTAGGCGTCTTAGATGGTCTGTCATTAATGCCGTAATACATTTCTGCTTCTTCCTCTACAGTAAGGCCTTCGTGAATAGTTGCATCTATCATCGGCGCACCTAGTTCTTTCAAAGCTTCTACGCGGTGTTGACCGTCGATGATATAAAATAATCCATTTGCACGTTTGTTAACTACGATTGTGTGTAATTTTTTAGGGTCGAAATTTCTTACAATTTTCTTCACTTGTGATTCCTTTACTGGCGATTGATAAGTCATATCAGTTTTTAAGTTGTTAACATATAGTGGTCTGTTATACATTTTTTAAATCTCCTTTATCTATAATTTTGTTGATTCCTTTAGACATTTTTACTACTTTGCTTAAATCTTCCGTGCTTTGTGTTTTTAAAAAATTTAATGTTAAGTCTAAATCTGTAATACCTTCGATAAGATTCAATAAGTTATCGGCTAAAGTAACTATCGTAATCGCATTACCTTCTGCTTCCATCAAACGTTTTTCTTCATCAGTTAATGCATCCGCTCTAGCGTTAATCTCTTCTCGACGATCACGTTTTTTAGAATTTCGACTTTCCAAAACTGGTTCACGTTGACCTTTTACAGAAGAAGTAACAAGATTCTCTGGAGCATTCATATCTTTAACTTCCTTTTTCTTTTCTTTTGCACGTAATTCATCATGGACTTTCCGAATACTTTTTTTACCTTCGTCAATTTCTTTAATAGTTTCATCGTCAGCGTTTTCGTAGATGTATTTAGCTCTTTTATATGTGCTTCCACTTCCGAACCCTGAAGCTTTTCCAACGATGTCTCTTGTAGTGCCTTTTACACCTTGTGGTCCATGGACCATAAGGTCTTTTCCGGCTAACTTTCGTTCTCTAGCTTTTTTGGCTTCGATTCTCTCTAACTGTTTTGCATAATCCATTTTTTCTGAATAAGTGAATTCTTTACGTTCCTCATTCTCACTAATCTCTAATTTGAGCTTATGTTCAGCATCTTCAACTGACATGACGCGTACTTCAATTTGCTTGTAATCCAATTTCTTCATTGCTCTTAATCGACGCTCACCAGCGATTAATTCATAATCTGGTGTTACTACTGGAGGATTAATCAATCCTCTATCTTCAATATCATCAGCTAACGATTGAATATCACCGTAGTCAGTTCGAATGCGTTTACCAATTTTCACTTTGTTAATATCTAGTAGCATTTTTCGCCCCCCCTTTATTACTTAAAGTGATATTATTGTTAAATTTTTTTAGCCTTAATATAATCAACTTCAGTGTTGAATAATTTGGCTAAAGCGTAAAGTTGTATTCCCTTTAACTCAACGTCTTCCTTTTCCCATCTAATTACTGATTGCTTAGTAACACCTAATTTGTCAGCAACATCTTGTTGCGTCATTTTTGAGTTAATACGCCAAACTTTTACTGGGAATTCTTTAAAATCTTCTGGCATTGTTTGTTCACCTCCCGCTGACATGTATAACTATACTATTACTTAAAGTGATATGTCAACACTTAAAGTAATAATAATTTAAAAAAAGTGATATTTTTTGTTGTAAAGTAATATAACTTATGGTAAATTAGTATTACATTAAGTAATACTAAAGGAGAAAAAACATGGAATATAAAAGCGCTAGAAAAATTTTGTCAGAGAACTTAGAACAACTTATGAAAGAACGAAATATCACACAAGTAGAATTATCTGAAGCTATAGGCGTAAGTCAATCCACTGTCTCTAACTGGCTAAAAGAATCTAAATACCCAAGAATTTCAAAAATTCAAGAATTAGCTAATTACTTTAATGTACCTAAGTCGAGAATTACTGAAGAAAACAATTTACACCAAGAAACAATTGCTGCCCATTTCGATAAAGAAAACTTAACAGAGGAAGAAATGGATGAAGTAATGCAATTCATCGAAATAATTAAAAGACGTAAAAACAGATAACATTTGCAACAAAGGGTGATTTGATGGGAAGATATGAAGAATTAATTATTTCAGAAAATATTGATGTTGAAGAAAGGTCTGACTTTCCTAGTCATCAAAGTGGATTGTATTACGAAGGTAAAATTTATATTAAAAGTAATATGTCGAATGCTAAGAAATATGAAACTTTGTTAGAAGAACTAGCACACCATAAACTTACATACGGCAACATTTTAGATCAGTCACATTTCAACAACCGAAAATTCGAAAATTACGCAAGACGCTATTCATACGAAACATCTATGCCCTTATCAGGTATAGTCGAAGCGTTTAAGCAAGGTGTACACAATTTGTATGAGCTTGCTAATTTTTTTGAGATTTCAGAAGGTCACGTACTAGATTGTATTGAGCATTATAAAAAGAAGTATGGTATCGGAACTCACTACGGTAATTACTCTATTACGTTTGAGCCGTTGAGGGTTTTTGAGGTGAGAAGGATTGGAGGTTGAGGGATGGAGAAAATACTAATGGAAAGGAGCACTATAAATGTCAAAAATCAATGCTCAAGGACAACAAATAACTTTATTCAAAAATGAAAATGATGATTACATCAGTTTAACAGATATAGCAAAATATAAGGACTCTGAAAACCCAAGATTTTTAATTCAAAACTGGTTACGTTCGAGAAGTACCATAGAGTTTTTAGGAGTTTGGGAAGATATAAACAATTCTAATTTTAACCGTGTCGAATTCGAGGCGGTTAAAAATCAAGCCGGATCGAATAGCTTTGTCCTAACTCCTAAAAAATGGATTGAAACAACTAAAGCTATAGGTATAACTTCTAAATCCGGACGATATGGAGGGACTTATGCTCATAAAGATATAGCATTTGAATTCGCTAGTTGGATTTCTCCAGAGTTCAAACTGTATATTATTCAAGATTACCAAAGATTAAAAGAACAAGAAAATGACCCTGAACGTATAAATTGGGATGTTAAACGTTTTATAAGTAAATCTAATTATACTATTCTCACTGATGCTATAAAAGAAAATTTAATTAATTCAAAGTTAACAAAACAACAAATCGGTTATACATATGCTACAGAAGCCGATTTATTAAATGTCGCGTTGTTTGGTATGACTGCAAAAGAGTGGAAAATAAGTAATCCTGAAAAACAAGGCAATCAGAGAGATCACGCTACACTTCAAGAATTAATAGTTTTAAACAATCTTCAATCAAGAAACGCTGAATTAATTAGCGAAGGTTATTCTCAAAAAGAAAGACTACTCAAGTTGAATGAGTTAGCTAGAAGTCAAATGAAATCTTTATTACATTCTAAAACATTAAATAAGTCAAGTGATCACAAATTTTTAGAATAATTCACGGGTACCTCCCACGTACCCTTATTATTTTTTTACTTTTTTTGAGGAGGGATAGCACATGGTAGTACGAAAACGTGGCGAAACATACCAATACGACTTTAGATTAAATGGCAAACGTTACCGTAAAGGCGGTTTTAAAACCAAACGACTAGCACGCATGGCAGAATCTGAATTGATGATGGATATTGAAGATGGTTTATATAACAATGATTCAATCACGCTTGCTCAATACTTTAAAAACTATGTGGGAGTTTACAATGAGTCACATCACAGTAAGTCCACTGTCGCCAATATGATAGGTCGTTTAAAGTCAGTTGAGAATCACACATTAGGTCATATACCTTTAAAAAATATCACTAGACTACAATATCAAACTTTTATTAATGACTACGGCAAAGACCATGTACAAGATTCTACACGAAAAATGCATAGAGCAATAAAGAATTGCGTTCAAGATGCTATATTTGAAGGTATAGTTAAACGCGACTTTACACACAACGTTACACCTAAAAGTAACAAAAACTCAAAAGAAGAAAAAGAAAAATATTTTGAAGTTAGCGAATACAAAAAGTTGAAAGAGTTAACCAAGACAAAAAGCACACGATCATATATGGTTTTATTTTTAATGATTTGTACAGGAGCTAGAATAAGCGGTATTTTAAATTTAAAACATAGCTATATAGATAAGGTCAATTGCACTTTATATATAGACGAAAAGAAAACTGACACATCACCTAGATATGTACAAATTGGACGTGATGATATGCAACACTTACTTAATTACATCAAAAGCACCCCTATTGACTTGAGCGGTTATGTATTTGCTGAATTTGGCAAAGTCGTTAGCAATGCTGCAGTCAACAAAACTTTAGGGAAGTTGTGCGATGCATTGGATACAGACAAGCGCACATCTCACTCGTTAAGGCACACACATTGCTCATTTTTATTATCACAAGGTATATCTATTTATTACATTTCAAAAAGACTGGGTCATAAAAACATAGATACCACACTAAAATATTATTCTCACCTACTTGAAGATCAATACGAAACGGAATCAAAACTAGCGGTTAATGCCATAAATAATTTGTGACCAAAAATGTGACCATTTTATTTTAATTTAGGTTGATTTAATAGAATTAAGCATATGAATAAAAACCACCACAAGTGTTGATATAACAACGTTTATGAGGATTTTCAATTGATTTCAAAGTATTTAAAATTGGTTAAATAACCCCCTCGAGAGAGGATATATATACCGGTGTAATAGGATTTGCCCCATTTTTGTGACCACAGTGTGACCAAATAATAAAAAAGCGACCCTTTTACAGGTCGCTTAAACGAGTGTGAAAATTGCTTTCTATTACATGCTATTAGAAATATACCCGAGAATGAATTTATAAAACAATAATTCCAAAATAATTGCGCCGTGAATTTTAATCTTGTAAAGGACTAGAAAGATTCCTATTTACGAGATAAGTGTTAATTTACTGGTTACCATAAAATACATAAAAAACGCCCCTAAAAAGGGACGCTAAGTATAATGAGAGAGAAATAGTTCTTGGAAAAAGGGTGCTTGTACACAAGCTATTTTATTTGTACCCAAATATTTAATTCATAAACAAAACCCGTATATAATAAATTATTTTATCCATGAAATCATTTATAAAACCCCTAGCTATTAGTATTTCATTTTACTTTAGATTTTATGTAAAAAAAGGCCAACCATTGAGGTTAGCCTAAAACCATGGGTTTATAACAAATTGATCAGTCTTTAAAATAACATAAATCAATAAGACGGTCAATAGAGACCGTCAAAACCTTTAAGTAAGTTTAAATAGCGTGTGTAATATAAATGAAACTAAAAGTATGTTCTTAATATAGTATAACACAATCATTTGAAATTGAAAATCACTAAAGATATTTTAAAGAACCTTTTAACATAAAAAGCGGTCTTAAATGACCGCCTCTTTAACAAATACATGAAAAAATCTAGTAAACATCAAGCATAATTTCTTATGCTATAAACAACTTAACACATACAAATATATTTATCAACTACATATATTCAATAACATTCATTAACTGATTATATTTAAGTTATTTTTAAACTACATCTAATGACAAAAATTATATAGCTACCATTTATCATAAAATTAAGCACGGATTTTATGTATCGTTTTATAATTAAATATAAACCACCCAGTGACATGCTTGGGTGGATGAAAGTGTAACAATTACTAATTGGTTTTTTTGCATGTAAAAATAGTTTAACACAAAAAACAAGCCAGCCAAAAGACTAGCTTGTCTATCATCAAACTTAAATTTACGTATAAAACAACAACATACATTAAATCTAACATAAAAACAGAGTAGCTACAAGAATAACTATTATAATTTTGATATAATCTCAACAATGTAAAGTAAAAACATTTGATATCCACAAAAAGACGGTCAATAAAGACCGTCAAAACAAAAAAGAGATCTTGAACAGAATCTACGGGGTCCGTTCTGTTAATTATAATAACACATCTTATTTAATTTGTCCCCATAAATCACCAACGCTGTGATTAGGTGGTGCTGCACCATTCCATGTGCGTATAGGTAAGTAATATCTCTGTCCTTGCCAGTCATAACCTATCCACACGTGACCATCTTGTAACATTACTTCATCATAGTCACAATAGCCTCCTGGTTGAAATTGATAACCTATTGGACAAGTTGTAAATGGCCCTTGTAGTCTCACAGTAATAGGTTGATTACCGTTGATAAAACGCGCTTTCTCTGCCATATAATACGTACCATAACTATTACGTTTCCAAGCACTCGCAATAGGTTTAACAGTATTGCTAGATGCAGATGATTTGTTAGATACCGTCGCAACTGGGATATCGCCATTCATAAAAGCGCGAATCTGTTTAATAAAGTAGTCTTTAAGCTCTAATTGCTTATCTTTTGGCATTGCTCCTTTTGATACCGGATCAAAACCTGTATGCAATAATGCACTACGGTGTGGACAACTTGTGGATACAAATTCGTTGTGTAATCTTATAGTATTACGATTAGCTGGTAACCCCCACTTTTTAAGAAGCCTTGCGCACTCTTGGAATGTGGCTTGTTCATTTTTAAGAAAGGTTGCATTATCAGCGCCCATCGATTGGCATACTTCGATACCATATCCATCTCTATTACCGTTTTTACTAGCCGTATGCCAACCAACTTGCGATTCATCTAATGCTTGCCATACAGTTGAACCGCTCACATAACTGTGGGCAATACCTGCTTCTAATCGTGATAATGGTGCTTTTACTAAACCATTACGATAGGATTCAGCTGTCGCATATTTACTCCCTGCATCATTATGAATAACGATATATTTAGGTTTATAACCACGTTGAGGTAACTTATACCCCTGCACTACATCTTTTACAATTTGTAGTTTAACTGGTTTTGCTTGTTGCTTAACTGTAGATTTTTTATCCCCAACCGTTGCAGATTGTGAAGATTTAACAGTTACGTCTGTCTGTTTGAAATTAGGGCGAATAAACCACATTGGGAAGTCGTAGCCATGTGTACGTCTTGTCGCTTTTTCCCAACCTGTACCACCTTGTTCGGGTCCATTAGTCCAACCGCCACCTAACCAGTTTTGTTCAATGACTGTAATGTTGTTAATATCTGCACTAATAACCCACGCAACGTGGCCATATCCGCCACCATATTTATTATTAAATACTACCATGTCTCCAGCCTCTGCAATGAATTCAGGTGTGTTTTGAATGATTTTTGCTTTACCAGTGAAGTTATTAACAAACGGGATATCTTTGGCACCAGCACCACTTAAATTATAACCAAATAATTGTTGCCACCCTGCATTGGCATAGTCGAAACATTGGAATCCATACCACCCGTCCATGTCGTACTGTTTGCCTTCAGATTGTTTAAGCCAATTTATAAATTCTTGCTTAGTGAGTTTCGCTGTCATGACTATCAACCTCACTTTCGTATTCATTCACATCGTACTTAACATTGTCGCTATCGTCAATGAATGGCAGTGATGTGTCGAATGTAACAAGCTCCTTTTCTGATTTATCAGGCGTTATCTCTGAATTAACCCCTTGCCATTCCACAAATTCATCAGGATTAGTGCTATCACGTGGTTGTACATATGTTTGTGCAATCCCTGAATCAGACACACCTTTAGAAGTAGGGTCAGTAATAACGCCTATTCCTGCTAGTAAAGTTAAAACAGCACCTATAATACCACTGATTTGTTCGAGTTGTGCAGATAAATCAAAACCAAGTAATTCAGTCACTTGTTTTACAAATAACAAAACAGCACCTACAAAACCAGTAAGTACCGCTTTGTTTTGAAAACGTAATTTCCAATTTATATTCATTTAATTCATCTCCTCATAATAAAAAGCCGACCAATTAAGGTCGACTTATAATCTTAACAATCTATCGTAAATTACATTAGCAATAGCATATCCGCCAATCTTATTAGGATGTACGCCATCGCTATACATAAGTCCATTTGCATTAGTTGTAGAAAAGTTACCTAATGCACGTACAAGACTAACATGTCCTAATTGTAAGTCTTTTGCAATTTTTAGCTGAACATCGCTAAAATCTTCCATAGTATTTAATTTGGTACCCTCATGCTTGTTTCCACTTGGAGCAATTAAAAATATACTAGCATTTGGCTTAGCCTCTTTTATACGACCTATCAACTCTTTCATTTGATTTTCATGGTCGATTAACGATATGCTTTGTGCCATATCATTTGTCCCTAGCAATATACCAAATGTGTTGGCACGGCAACGTTTAAGTTGATTAATGTAGTTTGCACGGTCAACGTCAATGTAGTTTTTAGCAGTGCTACCGCCATTACCTATCTTATGAATAACTACACCTTTATTACCTTTATACGCATATGATCCTATAAAAGTAGTTGTACCTGATACATGCGCAATATTAATAGTGTGCTTACCTAGTTTCATTGAAATAGGCGTCACTTCTTGACTTGCATCAACTGTCGTCCATTCTCCACCGTCTATATTATATTTCCATGTGCCAGTGTTACCGCTCTGTGTGTGGATTTCGTAAAAGTCAATATCTTCATTAAAGGTAACCTTGATACTGTCATCAGGTGTTGTACTTTCTACTTCTTCAATCGCTAGGCCGCTAACATCAGCACCTTTATTGCGTTCAACCCATGCGCCGGTTTTATCTACTTTCACCTCACCAGCACCAACGAAAAGGTTCTGAAATGATATAAATCCAATACCACCGTCACCATAGATTTTTTGCATTTTTTCTCTTAAAGGCAATGTTAATCTGTCGCCTTGTCTATATTCTCCACCTTGTACCCAACTATCACCGATAAAAGCTATTTCAGTACGTTCGTTTACTGTTGGGTCAAGTTGTCTACTTATTTCAGATGTATAACGCTTCATATTAAATTTACCGTATACATCTGTAATATCTTGTTTGACTTCAACGTTGGATAGGTCAAGGTAGTCAGACGGTATGTACTTTTTGTATGGTACGAATTGTCTTGGTAGTGATGTACCAGCAACTAACATCGTGCTACCTACCGCACTTGTAAAACAAGTTATCCTAACGTATTTAGCGTTCGACGGCTTTGTTATTTGATTTGTAGATGTTGTGGTAGTCTTAATGAAATTACCATCTTTGTCGTAGAAAGCATATAAATTAAGTGTATTGTTTTTAATGTAGTCCGTATCATCGCCTAACGATATAAACCAACTTGATGAGTAATTTGTATTACTTGATAACCCACCTGTAGTCGGATTGACATACACGCCACTTGTAACGTCATTCGGATTAAATAAGTTTTCTGAAGATCTAATGAAATTTAATTTTTCTATTCCTACATTATTATCCGCTATATTGCTATTCTTGACACTGTTGTCACGAAGTTCAACAGTTAACCCATTTAAGTAATACTTGAAAGGTTCAAATGTAGATGAACTGGCACCTTTTTCAATTTGGTAACCTTTATAGTTATACGTACCACCAACGCCGTCATTAATTGTGGTAGTCCTAATAAACTTTGCGTTATCAGGTGTAGTAAATGTACGTGTAGTGGTAGGTGTAACACGTTGTAACCCACTAATAAATTGTTTGTTGTTGTCATAAAATACAATGATGTCACTGTGGCTTTGTGTGTATTGTGTCGATGATTCAACTGGTATAAAATCACTAGTTACATAACTTGTGCTATCAGATAATAGTCCAGTTGTGTAAGACAACAATTTGTTAAATGAAAGGTTGTATGGGTTGAATATGTTTTTGCCAATGCTGATAAAGTCTGTCTTGTTATGCGTGACAGCTTTTTCATTGATAATCGATTCACCAGGCGCACCTTTCAACAAGTTTTGTTGTTCTTGTGTCAGATTTTCAAATCGAATAACACCCTCATCGCCTTTAGGTCCCTGTGGTCCTTGCTCACCACGGTCACCTTTTGGACCAATAGCACCAGTTGCACCTACCGGACCAATGTCGCCTTTATCTCCCTTAGGACCTACAGGACCTTGAAAACCTTGTTCACCACGGTCACCTTTATCTCCTTTAGCACCTTTGGCACCTGTCAACCCTGTTTCTCCACGTGCACCTCTAAACGTTTCAGGATTGCTATTAAGATGATCAATGACATCTTTATTTAAACGTTCTTCAAAATTATCACCGAGTAACTGTATTGCATTTTCTTTGACTATACGGCGCACTGTATCGTCTACTAAATTAACAGTAATTTCTTTTTGTACCGCATCTTCTACACCACTATCGACAATTTCGAATTGAAAATTAGCTACGTGTAGCGATTGCGTTTCATCTTCTAAAAACAACTTACAATTTACTACGCCTACATGTTTAATAACCTTAATAGGTACTGTGTATTGGATTAATCCACTTTCAGGTACGACAACTTCTACTTTTTCATCAATAAAAATCGAACCGTCCTCTAAAAACAGATTTAACTTCGGTTTCATTTTAGTCGCTGTTAAATCAACCGGATTGCCTTCGTAATTAATTCTGATTCTTAAAACGGCTGTATTCTCATCTTCAGTATAAAATCGACTACCGATATAGCCGATTGATACATCTTTATTGTTTATACTGGTTTCTACTTTTGCTATTTTATACACAGCTTATTCACATCCCTTATCTATACTTATCTTGCACATAATATTGCCCTTTTAAGCCGATACTTTTATAAAAGTAACTAATGTTATTAGCTTGGTGATGGCACCACTCAATCGCTGTTGCATATTGGTGTGTAGCAGGATTTTTAGGATTCCATCGCATACGGTATAAAGTGTTTTGTCCTTTATCAATAAAATCTTGTCTAACAAATTTAGCGCCACCGATTATTGCTTTAGCTGGTGATGTCCAACCTCTACCACGTGCAAAGTTAATAGCATTGTTCGGATTGCTATCAAATGCACCAATACCAAAGTAGTTATAAACGCCGTATGTTCCACTTGCAAAATTAGAGCGTCCATTACCACTTTCTAATAATGCATGCGCAATAAGGTATATTTCATTGATATTATACTTCTTACATCCTTCTGCAAACGCCTTGCCTTGACCTGACAAAGTACCTTTACCTTTAAGTATCACGTTTAACTTGCTGACTGGAATACCTTGATACTTACCTAGGTTTAACATCTGATATCGCTGTGTACTATTATTCCAAATTGTGTTTGGGTTCATGTATTTACTAGTTTCAGATCTAGACGCATTTCCCCAACCCCAACTATAAGACTTTTGAGGCATACCACGTGACATTTGTAAATCTAATGCACGATGGAATGTATATGGACTTCTTTCAACAACAACTTGTGGTGTAGTAACATTTGGCTTTGGTGTTTTCTTGGATGTTGTCGACGGGGGAGGTGGAGTATCAACTGTCGTTGTAGGTTTGATTTTAATCTTCATTTTAGTTGTCGTAGTTGTAATTGTTTCACTCGATAACTTATCTTTGTTCAAGTACATTTGAATAATTTTCTTTTCAACTTCATCATACTTACTTTGGTCAGGTATACCATTTTTGATTAAATCGTAATTAACTAAATCTTTCATTGTACGCCATATGTTAGGGTCAACTTTTAAACTACTGCGTGATAGCTTTAAATCAGTCCAACCTAACATCCACACACCGTATATAAGCGCCCTTATTTGATTGAGCATAAATTGCCTTTTACCTTCTGTTTGACCTCCACACACTTCGATGACTAACCAACCGGGATATTGAGGCGCTTCCCTATCATATGACCTAGGCGTCCACACGCGCTCTCTATCGACGTATACATGAGGATATTCACCTTCTTCAATATATTTATTCCTTTGCAAGTAAAGCTCTTGTACAGAGCGCATATGCGCTGATTCTTTAACGTATATGCCTTTAGGTTTAGGTTGTAAATTACCGTATGCAACTTTGTGGTCGATGTACTCTAGTTTTTGATCTAGGATACTTGCGAAAGAAGTGTATTGTACTTTTTTAACTTCTTTCATTTTCGGCTTAACTTGCACATCTTTATTTTTAGGTTTATCTGGCGTTTCTGACGGTTCAGGTGGTTTAGGTATAGGTACCACAGCTTCTGCATGGTATGGTGGTCTAACAAACCCAGTAACGCCATAGTAACTATGTTTTTCAAGTGACCCAGGTGAACCTGTCCACCCATTAGAGTTACGCCAGTTTTGGTCTACTGAATAAAAATAACTTTTATTAGATGGACCAACAACAATAGCTGTGTGACCAGTACCATTATTAAAAGAACCCTTGCCCCATACAGCCATGTCTCCTGGTTTAGGCACAAAATTAGCTGTGTTAGGATAGAATTTAAAACCTCTAGGGTATTTGTAAAACGCCATGTGCATAGCATTACCCCATGTGGTAAAATTCCAATATCTTTTAAAAATAAAATTAGGTGTATCCCAACATTGTGCCCCGCGATATCCATCGACATCAACTCTTTTACCGATATTAGATTTAGCCCACGCTGCAACCTCACTAGCGGTTGGCTTTCTAACTCGAGGATTAGGTAATCCCATTTATGCACCTCTTTTCTGCATAATAAAAAGCCGACGCAAAAGCGCCGACTCTTTTACAACTTATTTACATTTACCGAACCAAAAACATGCCCAAAAACTATATCCGAATAGCATGGCAATCACCTCCTTAAATTCCAAAAACAGTGCGTAAGATAGCTATAACGAGGGAACCAACAATTGTCCCTACAAGCCCTAAAATCCACATCTTTACTTCGCGTATATTCTTACGATTCGCTTCCTTGCTTTCTTTGTCTAACTCTCGCTCTCTATTTATGGAATCTAATGTTAAATCCATCTTTTGATTAACGAGGTCTTGTTTATGTTGGCCTTCTTTAATTTGGACTAAAGAATTTTTTATTTCTTTGACATCACTTTCTAAATGCCCCAATCTTCTATCAGTGTATCGTTGGTAGTCTTCTACCATTTCATCACACCCTATAATTCAATTAGGTAGTATAATCCACCCCTGTAATAGTTTTATATTGTTCTGGAGTAATCCATTTACAAACTACGAATATTTTAAATTGTTCGTTTGTGTACAACTTCTCATCATACAAATATTTAAGACCTTCCAAACTCATCCACTAGCTCCTCCTTTTAATTGCGCGATTTCTAAAGTGAGTTGACTAACCAAACCCTTTAGTTGTGTAATTTGACTTTCTTGCAACGCAACTTTCGCTGTTAATTGACTTATTAATAAATCATTATTAACTGCTGTGTCTTTTGGTAGTTTTTCTTCAAATTCTTGCTTAGTACTGCCAATCCAAGCACCTTGATTTTCATCAAAGTAGTATGGAGCATAAATTCCTTCAGGCGGTTTGATTTGTGTCACTTGGCTAGGTAATTTTTTTAAATCTTCGTAATCCATTACTAGATATGGTTGTCCGTTATAACTGTAATATACTGTCATTCTTCTACCTCCACATCATTTAAATCGTCAGGACTTTCACCCTCAAGGAATGTTGTTGTAGGCGTCTCGACAAAGAAGTCATTTGAATCTAAAATCCATTGCATAGAACCAATCGCATATCCGTCGGTATCCCATTTCAATTTATCATTCTGATTCACATATAGTTTAATAGTGCCATCAACATCAATAGTACAAGTGACTGGATTAAACAACGTTGATGTTCTCATCAGGTCCGTTTGTGCTTTGTTTACTAACTTCGACGGAATTCTACCGATAACACTTTTACTGGTGATGTTATTTACGTTAAGACGTAGATACACTTGTGTTACACCAAACATTTTTACAACGCGGTATTGGTTAGAATACAAAGTGCCACTACCTACGGTTAAAGAGCGGTCTTTAGTCCCATTTTCAAGTTGGAAATCTATCCAACCAGTGTCATAGAAAGGTTTAGTATTGTCAGGATAGCTATATACTTTACGCCAACCTTTACTAGAACCATTAGAATCTAATGTAGCTGTGTAGTATTCATTGTTGTTAATATCAAATAGGTTAATCAGTTTGTTATTAGTACCTTCATATACGTCTATATGCGCAGGGTAGTTAATGTTCACGTCAACTTTAGGTGTTTTAGTCGTCCTATTGTCAGACGGTACTACGCATTCATAAGAACCTGCTTTTAAACTAAATACACTAACGGATAAAGTACCTAGGTTTTGTCTTTTGTTAAGATTGTCTTGCGTGACAACCTTTGACCAACCTTTGTCTTGTCCGTTAGTGTGTATTGTTTTAATCCATATATCTTTTGAATCACTTCGTGTGAGTTGGATTTGTTTTTTGTTGTCTGTACCTGTTGTGACGTCTAATTCAGCGTAATATTCTACGTTGTCATACACTGGCGCGTTAGCACTAGCTGAATCAGGTGCAATAATACATTCATATAAACCAGTGTTAAGGTTTTCAATTGGAGTGTTTAATACCCCTAACCAGTTTCTTGTACCATCTTTGTTAGTAAGTTTGTATTGTTGCCAATTGCTAGTATCCTGCGCATTCAAATTATTAATGTTCTCAATGACGTTTTTTCCGACGTTGTTAATGTCATCAATGATAGTAGTTTTAATATTCTTAACTTCAGTAGTGGTACTATCTTTGATTTTTGTGATTTCATTAACAGTTGTCTCTTTTGTGCTTTTCATGTCATTTAAACCATTTGTAATGACTGTTTTAATTTCTTCTAACGTCTCTTTGCCATTTGCTAATTGCTCTTTGATATCCGCCATCTGGATGTTTACGTTTTCTTGCAACTCTGCAAATGTACGGATAATACGTATTTTTTCAACCACTGGAATTGTATTTATTACGGCATCTTCAATATCAAAATAGAAATCAACTTGAGTAATAACATCTTCTGTACCTCTAACGTTAATATAAAGTTGACCATGTACCTTACCTGGTAGTGATAAAAATTCACTAGGTATAGTGAAAGAGACCTTACCTCTTAATGGATCAGTATAAGTAACATCATCAACGATAAAATGTTCTGGTGTGGTTTTAAGGATAATAAATGAATGTGTGTTCTTTTCGCTAACCATTAACGGATAGCCTTTTCTCGTCAAATTAAATTCTAAAGTTGCAACGCCTGTATCTGTGTTGTAGTATCTAATGCCTGTCTTAATAGGCGTTTCGTATTTAGCTGTAGTTTCTAAATCAATATTACCTACTTTGTTATACATATCGACTATCCTCCTTACATATCAAACCATTTAGACCAGCCATCTTTTTTTGTGTACGTTCTACGCTTACACTTAACACTTTCACTTCTGGCGAAAGGTACGGCAGTCTGGAATGCTGATGATGCTTTTGTAAAATCATTAGACCCGATGTTTTTATGAGTTACTAATGCTGATGAAATATTAGGATAAGGTGAACCTTTAGCGGTACTTAACACTTGGTAATCCCCACCGTATTTGATGTTATTAGCGTCACTTACTGCTTCAGGATTGCTATAGTGTTTGCCTAGCATACGTCCGTTATGCCATATCATGCTTTTATCAGCTATAAACCATGACTTTTTGTCTGCATAGCTGTAGAAAGCTAGACGTTTATCTAAATACAGTTTAGTCATAGGATTGTCGTTACTGTCTTTTAAAACAATACCAGCGTATCCTTTATCACCGTTGCCTAAACTGAATTCTTTATCGTTAATAGAGTTTATACTTGTATATAGACCGTATAAGAATAAAAAGTCGTTTCGTAAATCACCAATAGCATCGTGGATTAACTTTAAATCAACGTCACGTGGCTGTTTACTTTCTTTACCAACATATAAATAGTCTAATACTGCACGTTCTGACTTATTGTTATTATCAGTAACTTTGTTCAATCTTCTACCGCGTAATACGGATGATGACGAGCCTCCGCCGTCTAGGTTGTATGCAAACTTGATACCGTTAGAACCGATTGGGTATTCTGATTTTAAAGTTTCAATCACTTCACTTAAGGTCATCCCTTTTTGCAACAACCCTTGTGATTTTACACGTCCATCACAAGTAAAGAATAATAAATCCTTATTATCTAACTGACATATCACTTGTCTTGGGTGTGATTCTTCAGAATTGGTACTGTAATCACCTTTTTTGTACACAATTTGACCATCAGTAATTAATGGGCCAAATCCACTTACAGTGTTGTTGTATCCTTTATCTTTAATTTCTTTTGCTGTCACACCTGGTGGGAATGACACAAGTGTATTGTCATCAGCAATTGCTAATGTCCAACGTGTCTTGAGAGGTTCATAATCTTTAACTGTTTCTAAAATTTGACCGTTATAAATTTGCTCGCCATGAAGCATTACACGTGATCCACTACCAGTTGATGCATTAGACACATACGTCGCTCCGCTACGTTTACTAAATTCAGTAGCAGTCACTGGTTCAGGATGACTTTTGTCGCTACCTTCAATGCCTCTTTTTAATTTGATAACATTACCTTTTCTATCTTTATGAGGGATGCGTACGATACTGTACGATGTATCAAATTTCCTACCTTTCGTGTAGTCCACTTCTTCATAAAAAGCCGTCTCTTCAATTTGGTTCTCGTGCTTTTTACTCAAACCCTCTGCTAATACAGCCAGTTGGTTAATTCTAGTGAAATCGTAATGTAGTCTTTCTTCTAGAATAGGGAAGTTAGTACCGTCGATAGATACTCTAGAGTCGCTTATTTCAGCATTATCACCAATCCTGCCGATGACTTGGTTTTCAATACGTCCATTCAAACGCAAAAACTCACTGTGTGCATCAGTATTTTCGTGTCTAATTTGTTGGGATAAATGCGCGTTTTTTTCTGTAGTTTTATGAGTCGATTTATAATCGTTAATGTAATCAATAAAATTCTTTGTTGTTTTAAAATTGTTTTCTAGTTGCTTTAAAAATTTATAGCCAAACAAAGAATGCATGGTTGTAAATATATCAAAATTCATTGTTTGCCTCCTTATTCATATTCGTCATAGAAAAAGTAGTAGTCCTTAATCAGTTCGTACATAATAACCTCATGACCCTTTTCATTCGGATGTAGACCGTCTGGCATACTAGATTTTCTATAAGCTGGGTTGTACGGTTTAAAATAGCTTGAATGATAAGCGTCAAATACTGGTACATTTAACTCATTACAAGCAAGCACTTGCGCATTTACATAATCTTCTAGCTTAAACCCTAATTCGTTCTTATCAGTGTCTCTGCGACGTATAGTAGTGCCATCCATAGCGCATTGCCTTGTTGCTGTCATTACTAATATTTTAGAGTTAGGGTTGTTCTTTTTAATCACTTCAATCGCACTATAAAAGGCACCATAAAACGTTTTTACATCCGTCTTATTAGTGCCTATATCTACATTTGCTATCCAATCATCATCAGTACCTTGTAGTATTATTAAGTCTCCTGTGACCTTGGTAGCTTGATCATATATACTATTGTCTCTAGCAGTTGACATCGTTGCGCCACTTACAGCTAGATTTGTATAGTTCACTTTTAATTTCCTAGCTAGCATTTGAGTAAAATTTTCTTTCGCCTTACTCCCTTTAGCCACCGAATCACCTATTGTACCTATACTCTTAACGTTACGTATAGATGATATGCCAGTAAAGTCACGTATAATCGTGCCGTTTTTAGTTGTAACACTTTTACCGTCAACTTTATTAACTTTGTCTTTAAGCTTATCTGTAGTACCTAATATTTGTTGGTTAGTGGCAGTATTAGCGTTAGTTTGTAGTCTCAACTCAAACATTTCTTTAGCAGGGTTGTTTGATTTAAATGTCTTAGCATAGTTAGCTGCTTTCGCTACAGCTTTGTTATATCTATCTTGCATTGTAAAAGCACCTAACACTACATCTTGTTTGATAATGTTATTGTATGTGTCACGTTCTGTCGTGATTTCTATTATTCTAACTACATCGTTATAACCAATAAGGTCATCAATAACACGTATTACATCACCTATTTTAGGGTCAGCTTCTGGGAATTTCTTTTTTAGTGACACGAAGTCCAAAGATATTGATGTCTTAATACTCTCATCAATCGCTAGTTCCATTGCTTTTTTAAGTGAATCTTCTTTTGTCATACGTCCATCTATAATAGGTGGCGCATGCCTTTTACCTACCAGGTCAGCTAGTGGATGAGTATACTCAAATTGTAAACTAGCTTCATCATACGATTGTTGGTCTTCGAATCCACCAAACCCTTTTATGAATGTATAACATTGCGTTGAATCTTCTTGGATTTTTACATTGTTAGCATTCACTCCAGCTTTAATGAAGTAGTTAGCTGGCTTTTGAACCGTCTTATACAAGTGGAATGTTTTAGTTTTTGGAATATACTCATATTCTAGGTTAAAACGCTCTAACCCTTTCTTAAATAAATCCAAATTAGTATCAGCATTACCTAGATTTTCAAATCTAGAGGCTTTCACGTCGTCGTGCAACTTATATTTATAGCCTGTATTTCTAAATACCAAGTCGAAATACTTTTGTCCAGTAAAACTACCAGTGTATTTTTCATACACTCTTAAACTGTTCAAATCATCTAATTCAACTAATCTAGCTTTAATGCTTAGCTTTTCTTTAGAACCAACCGAAGTTTTATCTAGTACAACGATTCTATACTCATTCAAATCATTAGGACCAGCAACATTTGTTATAGTCCACATTTTAGTTATAGATCCTATTGCATCAAAAGTAGATTTATTCTCTATAATATCTATCTCTAAAGTGCCATCTTCAGCTAATTTATGATTAGTTTTAGTTTTTACGTAGAGGGTAGTCCCTACGCCTTGTAAACTTTTTAATAATATTGGCAAAAGACATACCTCCTAACGTGTGTAAATTTTGTGTTTGAATACTATCTTTTTAACAGTTTGATTTAAGGTGAAGTGATTTAATCCAGGATGCAGGATGGGTTGTTCTAAAGTTTGATTATAATCATCAATACGTAGATTGTTACGGTACGTATGCAATCCGTCCAGTTTGATTACATCACCTTTTTTTAGCTCTAAACCCTTAATTTGAATCATATTACTGTGCGTCATATAAAACGTAAAACCTTTATTATCACTTTTGCTAACATCTTTACCTAACGTTATTTCAACCGTGCTATCTTGATTAAATTGATTGATTGGAACACTGCCAATGTAATTAACTTCGTTTGATGACACATTTGTAAACGTATATTTACGATATATATTATTCATAAATGTAATATTGTCTGGTATCGCCCATTTTTCAGTATTCGAATCAGTTTCTAGGTCCGTACTATATCCAATACTTTCAAAGTATGGTAAATCGATAGTTTCAAAATCTAGTGAAATCTCACCACTAGTTTTACCAGTGTCAAAAGAGACTTCGTTGACTAGCCCAACATATATTTGCCTACCATCAACATATTCCAATTCAAAGTCTTGTACTTCATCAGAAAAAATACTTTCAAACTTAATGTCATTGCTAGGTGTCGCTAACTCTCTTAAATAAAAGTGACCACTAAACAAATTTTGTACCGCACCTTTTAAGTGTGAAGCGAAAGCTATTCTGTCAACTTCATATCTCAAAACGAGTTTGACAACCTTTTTCTCTTCGACAGTCGAATTATGGAATCGACCATTAATACGTTCAACGTTGTCAAACTTACGTTCATATCCAGCACCTTCGACATTATAAGAAACAACCCTCAATGCATTTTGTGTAAAGGGGTTGTTACTGATACGATATTTATTATTATTTTTTATAACTTCTAGATCATGCGCAATCAATTAACTTCCCCCTTACATTAATGTAAAACTTGCATTTTTCGCGTTAGTTTCTTCAATGTATGATTTGATAGCTGGTAAATCAGATTCATTTTTCACAACAATGTTTACTATAGGACGGTTGTTTTCTTGCATACTGTGTTGTACGTCTTTAGTCATGTGGGCATCTACAACACCGCCCATGCCTCCCATACCGTCTGTGAGAGTAGATGACAATTCAGTGTTAAAGGCATTACCCACTGAAGAAGCTAACATTTGGGCTTGTGATATAGCACCACCGCCACCATGACCTGATATGAAAGATGTAACACTACCCCACGCATCAGCTATTGCGTTACCAACTGCACTAACAACTTTCCATGCAGCACTTGCAACACCTTCAGCTACACTACTAATCAATTCAACCCCAGCGGAGATGAAATCCCCAAAGAAACTTTTAATCTTATCTAAACCACGTGACATACCGTTGCCAATCTCACTAACAACGTCTAAAAAGCCGCTAACAATTTTAGATACAAAGTTAACCATTGTGTTCCAAACTGATGATACCCATCTAGCACCGTTAGACATAATGTAGTTATACGCTTGAATCATTTTAGCTAGTACCGTTGCCGCTACTTTGCTAAACCACGTGGAAACTGAGTTCCAAATTTTACCAACAAATCCTGTAATCGTACTCCAAATTTGACCCCAACTTGTGATGTTAGTGCCAAGTATTCTGTTTAAAATACTGAATATGAAGTTAGAAATTTGGTTCCAAATTGAAGATAATGTATTCCAAACAGTATCCATAACATTTGAAACGGTATTTTGAATAGTATTCCAAGCACCATTAAAGTCTCCTGTAATAAATTGTATAAACGCGGTAAACAATCCAACAATTATTTGGACTGCTGCGGAAATGATTCCTCCGATAGCCGTAAATACAACAGAAACAACCGTCCATAAGCCTTGGAATACAGTTATAACATTTTGGATAATTGTCATTACAACTACACCTAATACTTGTGAGAAGATTTCCCCAAGTTGTTGTAGAATCGGCATAATCGGTTGTAATGTTTGTTGGATGCTTGCCCATAATTGCTGGAACCAACCAACAATAGAACTTACAGCACCACTAATTGCAGTAACGATACCGTTCCACGCTTCAGTAATCATATTTCGGAAATCTTCATTCGTTTTCCATAAGTAAACGATAACACCTACTAATGCACCTATAACGGCGATAGCAATTCCAATTGGTCCTGTCAAAGCAGTAAATGCTGTGCCTAATAATGGTAGCAATTTTACTAAATTAGCAATAGGACTCATCAAAAATCCGAATGCTGTACGGACAACGTTTAAGATTCCTGCTAATACACCTGTAGAAGATACAAATCGTGCAATAGAGCCGATAACACTTCCTAATGAAGTACCAAATACAAATTTAAGCACACTACCCACCGCCATAAATGGGGCAATTAGTGCCCATACAGCACCGCCTAATATTGTAAGTACACCTAATACTTTCGCTACTGCCGGATGTGTTTCGAAAAGTTTGGCTACAAATCCTGCAAGTGCAGTGACAAAACGTAATAGGACGCTCGCTATAGGTGCCATTGCTGTACCGAATGCGACTAACGCTCTGACAACATTTCCGATTAAATCCATAATGACTGGACCGTTTTGTTGCACGTAATCTACAAACTTTTTAAAACCTTCACTATTACCTACAGTTTCAGACCACTCTCTAAATTTAGATGTCATTTGCACTAAGGCGTCGAATATACCAGAACTGTTTTGAGCAAAAGCTCTCATCAAATTACCGATACCAAGAAATACATTTCCGAAGATCTGACCTATTTTAGGCAAATTAGTTTTAGTGTATTCGATGAATGATCTAATCGCATTTTGACCACCAACACTATTCGCCCAGTTTTGAAACTTTTGACCTAAACTATCTAATCCTTGTGCAACCCACAAAAATAGTGGCGCTAATTGAGTAAATACGTTAATCAATCCGTCGCCAAATCGCCCTGCAGCACTTAATAATGCGTTAAACGTCTTAACACCCGTAGTATTCATCATGTTGAAGAAATTTGATGCCGTTTGGCTATTCTGCGCCCACTTTAATACCTTAGATGACGCTTGTTCCATCGATCGTGATACCCCAGCGATAAATGGCTTTAATGCTATTAACGCCGTTTTAACAGTGTTTAGTCCATTAGCTAATGTGTTAAATATCTGCGCTTGGTTTTGCTTAATAATGCTAGTCCACGTTGATTTAACGTCATCTAAAGCAGATTGATATGCCCTAGTCTCTTTTGTAGCTTGCAAAGTACCATCTTTAAGCATTTTAATAGCACTAATTGCCATAGCGCCAAATGCTACAGCACCAGCACCAGCGATACTAAATGCACCAACAAGTCCTAACACACCGCCACTTAATACACCTACAGCATTTAATACCGCCATTAACGCAGGTACTAAACCAGCTATGATAGGTATCAGCGCTTGTACACTCGCAATCATCAACCCTTTTACTTGTTGGCTAAATACAGTACCAAATGTTCTGATTTTAGTCGCTAAAGCGTCCATCTTGTCGCCATAGTCAGTTAATGATTGGTTTAATGCTCGTGTAAGTATCTGCGCTCTTGTCATTCCTCGAGTATCGAAATTAACCTTCACAGTCTTATCGAATAACGTTTCTAACATCGCTTTCGCGCCCATGACTGAACGCTTTAACCGAGAATTGTCTCCGTCGATTTTAACGGTATGCTCGCGCCATTTTAGCGCCATTGCTTTGGCACGTTGTAATGCTCTTTGAAATTTAGATATGTCAGCTTTAACATCAGTTTCAATTTCGTTAGGAATTGCTGTTTTAGCTAACCTTTGAGCTTTCCTGACATTGCTTTGAAAATCTCTTAAATTAGCCATAATACGCGCCATAAAGTTTGTATCCAATAGTTAACCTCCTTTCTGTTCTAACCAACGTCTTGTACCCTCTTTGAACAATTCACGTTTACGTTTTTCTTCTGCTAATCTAGCTTGTTGAATACGTTTATAACTACCAGGTTCATGTATTTCATAACGTTGTTTTTCAATGTCTTTAGTAATCCTTTTAAGAGGTTTACCAGCTTGCACAAGCCCATTTGCTTGTGCTACTTCTACACCCAGCATACGTTGGTCTAAATACTTCTCTTGACTGCCTATAATCCAATCACGCCATTCACTTGGCGTCATCATAAGCAACTCTTGTTCAGGTATATAACAAATATATCTACCAGTTAACTGTCTTATTTTTGAATAGTCGAGTAAGGTTCTGAGCCCATGATTTCTTTGAAATTGTCTTTCATAAACTTGATGCCCGATTTGGTCATCTCTTTGTCGTCCTCTTTCGCCATATTCGGAGCCTCGTTCATTTGCACCCAGAACAGACGTGATTTTTGCTTGAAAAAACCGCTGTTATTCATCACATCTAAAGCACCTTGTAATAACTCAATCGTGTCTTGTTTAGCCTCAATAACTTTGAATAAAGCTGACTCTATATCATCACGGCTAGGTGCATTTTTGCCTAAATAAGCCGTAGCGCATTCCCAAAAGTCTGCAATAGCGTCTGTATCACGCTCTAAAATACCGTTGTAGATTGCTGTGAATCCAGGTGTAGTAACCTTTTTGCCGTCTTTATCTTCATTGTCTTGCGCAAACTTTTTAGCTACTTTATCAAATAAGAAAGTGGCTTTCGCTTCTACTTCTTGATCATTAATATTTAGTGTCGTAATCGGATTAAATTCAGTCAAAATAAATACCTCTTTTCATTTTTGTATAAAAAAATAGGGAGCGTAAGCCCCCTAATATTGAATTAAACGCCTAAGTCACTAGATACAGAGGCTTTTTGTTTTTCTTCGAACGTTCCAACGTTTTCACCAAAATGTTCGTATTCAACAGTTGGCGCACCCGCTGCTTCAAACCATTCAGGTGGTAAGTTATCTTCCGTACCCTCTGCTGTATTCCATTTGATTTTAAGTGTTAATTCAATTTTGTTATCCTCATCATCAAATGACATTTCGAAAGATTCTACAACTGCGTATCCAAATACACCGTGATATTTACCATCTTTACGCTTATTACGCTCATATAACCAGATACGCACCTGACCACCAGTTTTAGCAGCTTTTTTTACTGCTTCGATACCAGGATCTCCGGGGACGTTACCGATAGTTACTTTAAATTCTTCCGAAGTTGAATTTGATGAATAATCTGTTTTACCGCCACGAATGATTTCAGCTAAATCATTCTCAATCGTCCAACCGCCTTCTTGCAAATCAGCAAGCAATAACGCATCTACTTTATCTAATTTGCTTTCGGCAGGACGAATAACAGCTAAATAACTTTTTTGAGCCATATATTACACTCCTTCACCTTTTTTAATATGTCTGTATTTAAATAAAAGCCGTATTGTGCCATGCTTGGTAAACCTGTCTATATCAGGGAATACTGATTGGCTATCAATACGACTGAATTGAAATTCGTAATTTTCTATATCTATTGGGCGGTTAAGCACGTAACCTATTGCACTGATGATTTGTTTTGCCTCATATTGCGTTGCAAATTGTGAGTATACGTGGATAACAATACCTACTGTTTCTCGCATCATCGTGCTAGATTCGTTGTTAGTGACGTTTGATTCACCCACAACTATATATGGGTAAACAGCGTCCTCTTGAACCACATCAAAAACCCTATCACCAACAAATTTGTTAATGATAGGGCTTGCTTTCAACCGCTTATATATTTGTACTGTAAGTTCAGGTTCAACTGATACCCACATATAAACCACCTCTATGAAAAATACTGTTCAAATGTTTGACGTCCAGCGTCAATTGCAGGTTCCCAAAATGGCTGTGGCATTTGTCCGTAGGTAGTGTGCCATTTACCGTTAGGATCTTTATAAGTCCAAGGTATTTTATGCGCTCTACTGCCTTTTGTAGCATAAATTCCTGTACCGTAGTTCACATATACTGCATAGTTGCTACCTATTTTGACAACACCAGTAAATCCGCCATTTTCGAAATCAACAGTCGTTGATTGTCTTAGAAAACCTGTGTCAACGGGCATCAAATGAATCGCAGTGTTATAAATTTTTAGCGTTGTTTTAGTAATACCTTTTTTAACCCATTTTTCCATGTCTTTAGAATACTTTTCAAGGTCGACAACTATCGAATCTGCACCGTACTTAACCTTTGCCATAAGGCACCTGTTTAAGTCTGTACATTTTTATTTCACGTTGCCCGCCCTGGTCGATTGAATCACCTACAATACCGTAGATTCTGCCCTCATATTCAAATAAATTGTTAGTAGCGATTGGCAAGTCATACGGCACATATAGATTTCTATCGTAATCTTTGGTCATTTGGTGGAATTTAAGTTGTTTAGAGGTGCTAGGTGTGTCCATAAAGCCGTTAATTTGTTTTTCGCTTACAAAGCGCTCTTTTATAATTGGATATTCCCCAACATTTTTGATAACACCTATCGAAATTGTATGAGGGAATTCGTTGTACGGATCAAACATAGCATCACCATCTTAATTTTCTATAGGGTTTAAGATACTTATACATCGAACTAGGAACATCTGTAACATACGTATAGCTAACCGTCCCCATTGAACGTGAAGCTATATTGCCAGATACACCATATTTAATGCATTCAGCAATAAACTTCTTCACGCCGCCAGGTAATGGGTCGCCAAACACTTGATTACAATATTCTTCTGCCACTTGTTTATAAGCTAAAATTAACTTATTGATTACATCATCGTTTGAAACATCATCAATACGTGTTCCATTTAGCATTTTGACATCTAGTGCATCCATTATTTAGCACCTTCTAACGCCTCGATTAATTCAGCTTTTTTCATATCAGAATAACCTTCAATATTGCGTTCCTTGGCCAATTCTTTCAATTTATCAACTTTTAAACTATCTAAATTTATAAGTCTAATAACTTGTAGATCACGTTTGTTATTTGTGGAAGATAAAGTGTTAACACGTTCACCACTAGGGATGTAACCTACACGAGGATAAATATCACCTTCATCATAGAAATGGTTATCATCTTCTAGGTCCTCGAACTTCTCAATCACACGTGATAGCATAATATCACTCCTTTACAATTAAACTCCTAATCCACTAGCTGACTTAGTGATTTTCACTACTTTTGATTCGTCATAAAGGTAAGCAACGTAGTGCTTGTCTGAGAATAATGCAGTGGATTTGTGTGATGCATGACGCTCTGTTTCTAAGAAGAAATCACGTTTAGTAATAAGTTTCACTGCGCCTCTTTTAGCTAGAATTGCTTCGCCCTCTTTAATTTTATTGCTACGTACAATAATCGCTCCTAACGCTTCACCGAATGCGCCTTTAACAATTACGTTATCACCTAATAAAGTAGCACGTGTGAAGTTGTCAGTAGCGCTAGCACGTAATTTACCAGCATCTAATGGATTTACAAATAAAACCATTGGTTCTAAATCTTCATCATTAAATTTATCAATTGCTGTTTGTAATCCAGCTAATTTAGTAATATCAGCTTCTACCTTTAAAGTAGCTCCTTGAAGCGCTTCTAATACGTCATTATCTACTTTATTAGCGATTGCTAAACCGTGTTGACGTACTGCCTCGCCTTTAGGATCCCCGTAACCAGATAAAAGCGCCTCATCTGTTAATACAGTACCTTTACCAATCTTACGAATAGTTGCCTGACGCTTTTTAGTTTCGATTAAATCGATTGGAATTTCTTCACCTTCAGGCACTACTTTTGCATCCCCACTGTAAACGAATGCCGGGAATGTAATTGTGTTACCAGGTTGTCCTACTAACGTGTTATCGATGTCCGCGAATTGCGCGAATTTTAATTTTTTATCCAATTCTGCTTGCATCATTGGTGCCAATACTTCCGGATTGACCATATTGGCAAGTTTAGTCATATTTTCTAAAGCCATGAATAATTACCTCACTTTATTGATTTAATAATTTGTCGTACGTTTCACGATGGTTGTAGAACAGATCTTCACGTTGAGCGACTGTCATTTCGTCAAATTGCTCTTTTGTGATTCCTGTGTTAATTGCATCCCCATCGTTAGGAGTACGCCCTGAAGCCTTGTTATCGGCAAATAAATAAGGTTTAGACTCTTGCAACGCTTTTACTGCATCTTCTAAACCTTTGACGTTGCCATCTTCTTGAAGTTCAAGATTACTTTTATCAAGCATCAACAGAACATCGTTAGCGTCGTTTGCGTCTTTAGCAACTGCTAATTTGATGGCGTTATTCAGTTTTAACTCCTTCATATCAGCTTGATATTGGGCGTTTTCTTGTTTGTATTGATCTAATTTTTCTTTAAGTTCTTGGTTATCCCCGTCTTTAGCTTTTTGAAGGTCCGTGATTTGCTTATCTCGATTATCCAGTTCTTTATTTGCTTTATCTAGCTGCTCTTGTAGAGATTCAGCTTTTTTAGCCTCACTTTTTAAATCACGTAACGTATCGTGATGCTCATCTACAATTTTTTGAACTGTTTCTTCTTCTAAACCTAAACCACGTAAGAATTCTCTTTTCATATTTACTGCTCCTCACATTTTTGATAACACTGGTTTTATCCAGCACGAGTTTGCACCTTTTAACGCCTTGAGCATGATTTGGGCATAAAAAATAGCCAGCACATAAGGTGCTAGCTACATAAGTTTAAAATCAACGTTTTTAGCATTTTCTTCTTCAATAAATGATTTGATAGCGGGAATATCCGCCTCATTTTTAATTTTTATGTTTACAACAGGTCTTTCTTTAGGAATAACATGATCTGGTGTATAACCTTTTCTTTTAATTTCATCGTACTTTTCTGCTTTAATAAGCAAAGCGTTATAATCTTCTAAATCGATATTCACTGTATTGCGCTCCATTATTTAACCACCTTTATAATTTCTTCGTTCTTCGCTACCATCAGAATGAATGATTAAAATATAATTCTTCAGCCAGTAAAGTTTAATCACATTATTTTCCTTCACTTTAATCATCCTTTTGTTTTCATTCTCTCCCATTCACGGTATGTCATGGACGGGATTACTTCTGTAGAACCATCGTCATTGCGTACACGCATTACGCCAGGTAAATCACCTTCATCGATGTAATACAGTAACTTACAACGACAATTGATGTTCTCTTTGGCACTAGCGACACCCACAAATAAATGTGGTGCAGGACCCACGCAACCATTAGATTTGAAGGTGTCGTCTATATCCACTGACTGACCATCTAAGTGACGATGTGTGTCACGTGTGCGTGTATCTTTAGTAGCAGACCAACGTTTTTTCATCTTAAACCCGTTTTCTTTCACCACCATTGCACTGTCTAATCCAGCTTGCGACATCGCTCTGCCTGCTTCTGTACGTGCCACACGTTGTGATTGTGCTTTTGTCATGCCTATGTCATCACGTAATGCTTTAGCTATCTTAGAGTATCCCTCACCACTCATAATTCCTTGTGTTATGTGAATGCGAATACGCTTAAGGACCTCATTACGATGTTTCTGCAGGGTTGGGACAAGGCGGATAAATTCAATAGGTTGTTCAATCGCTTTGTTAATCACAGATGTAGTAGGCACATCAAATCGCATAGATGATTGACTGGCCATTTCATACAAATAAAGACTCATCATATACTTCTCGATGTAAGCATTATGTTGAGTCTGTTTAATAGCCTTAGCTACTTGGTTATAATCTTCAGTTAACATCTGTCCGATGCGTACAAGTTCTTTATTCAAACGATTATACTTATTAAATTCTGTCCACGTTATATGAGGGTCATCTGATTGGTACTTTTCAAACATATCCGCTAACTCTTGGTTGATTACTTTCAACCGCTTAGCGAATAACACTTCAAGTTCTTTTACTGACCTTTCAATCAGTTGCTCGATATATTCATCAATTTGTTTCTGATTCGTTATCTTGCGCTCTGCCATTAGCGTCACCCTCTAACGGTGGTAATTGTTTATTGAAGTCAATGTTATCTTGCTCTATGCGTTCTAATTCTGCCACAGGATCATCTACCCATGGGTGATTAGTAACAACAGTCTCTTTCGATAAGTATTGCGATTGTACACCAATTTGTGACTGCTCTAATTCGTTAACCATGACGTTGAAGTTGAATGTGATCTCAACATCTTGCACCTTAATATTGAGCTTGTAAAAGTCAATAATGTACTGTAGCAACTCTTGTAAAGCAGTTAAGGTTTTATTCTTAAGTTTATTCGCCTTTAAATCTAAGTTGCTATACATAAATTTAAGTGCAATCCCTGATGGGCTATTACCGAACTTGTCCTGTTGAAAATCGACACCTTGCCCAAATTCAATAACATAATCACGCAACATGTCTAAATACTCTTTTGACGATTGCACTGGTACTTCGATTTGAATCGTGTCAACACCACTGCCGTCACCGTCAACATTGATTGCTTTATAGTATTTAAGGTTACGCATAAACTCATCTAAATCTTGACCCTCATAGCCTTTTAAGATGTATATCAATTCTGTTGATTCATCAAAGGTATTCTGTGTGTCAGACAAACGCTTATCCATTGCATCGATGATTGTCTTATACATAAATAAGTCGCTCATCTCTTGTGGATTATTCTTGAACGGAATAAAAGGAACACGCCCCCAACTCACACGTTTATTACCCACGTAATAGTGTGATTGAATGTGTTCCTCGCCGTGGTAATAATCAGGTATTAGTATTCCGTCTTGATATTCGTAGTATGTTACGTCTGAATCTGTCCAATACTCGACTCTTTCAGCTCCGTCTAACCTGTAATACCTAATGAACGCTTTTAACGTGTCACGCTCTTTATTTGTCCAAATAGGAATAGCTTGTTCTGCAGGAACACGGAACGTTTTAAATTCGCCATTCTCATCAATATAAGGTTGTAACCACTCAATACCTTTATTACTTGCTGCAGTAAGTATGTCTACCAATTTATCGTCCCATTTGTGATTTAACACTTCTTGTATCGTTTTTAGTGATTTATCATCGTCACTAGAAAATGTCACGGGATTAGCTACTGCATAAGCTACTTTTTGGTCTACTAGATTCTGATGATAGTTAGTAAACATTCGCCAATCTGGCTTAAGAGGGTCTATTTCTCCTTTATTATCCAACTTAGGTGCTAACCTTAATACATCAGGATCATGGTTGTAATACCTTTCCCCCACTGTAATATCATCTATTTTAGGTTTGTGATCATTGATTAAACGGATTATCATTTCTTCCTGCGTTTCATACTTAGGTTTAATCTGCTCAACCACTCGTTCATGGTAGGGCTTTTCGTTTGGCCAAAATATAACAATCACCTTCTTTACGTTAAAATTGAAATCTTGTTCTGACGCATATCCCGTTCTAATGCATAACGAGTGGCGTCGATAGTATGGTTATCTTTATCTTCTAATTTAGGTTTAACATTTCCGTCTTTATCTGTTTCAAAGTCGATATTCTCGAATTCACGCGCAATATTGGGAGTACGGTTAGGGTCAATCACAATAGCATCTAAATCGTTCAACCATTGCTCCCCGTATTCAACTGAATCAGGACCTTTTTTAACACCTTTAATGCGTTTAATACCGTGTTCTTTTCGTAACTCGTCAATTGACTTGGGTTCAGCGCTATCTGCGTATATATCATCGCTCTGATAGCCTTTCGACCATAACCACTTACCAAACTGTCTATTACTAATTTGCACGCCATAATACTCGTCTACAGCGTATATAACGCGTTTTTTCTTATCGTAGTGCCAACGCACAAAAGCTAAAGGATCCGTCGCGTACCCAAAATCGACAGCGTTACGAATATTATCAAACGACCTAAATAACTCATCAGGTATCTTCTCAATCTGTAAGTTATTGAAAGGCACAACGCCACTTCCTATTGCCTCGCCTAAGTATTCCCAACGATAACGCAACTCATTACGTTCCTTAGCAGCCTCTGCCTCATCAATAAATTGTTTGGCGATGAATGGGTTATCTAAGTATGTCGAATGATGTACAAATGTGTTGTCAGGTTGAAACGAGCTTTCATATTTTTTGTTAACCCAAGATTGCTTACGTTTAGGTGGGTTATAACTGAAGAAGAATTTGTAAAACAATCCCTCGTCTAACTCTCCACGTAGCATTGAATTGGTAATCGTCGTTACTTCATCTTCGGTTTTAAACTCGGCTAACTCCTCAATCCACATAATAGAAAAAGGGAATCGACTATCTTTTAACGACTTTAAGCGTTCAGGGTTCTGCGCCCCTCTGAAGATAATTCGGTTCCCTCTTGGCATATATGTGATTTCCATTGGCGACACTTTAACTTTAAATAAGTGTGATACCTTTTGTTGTTCTATTGCCCATTTAATTTGCTCGAATACAGACGTTGCTAAAGTGTTATCTGTCTTACGTACAACTACTGCATTCATTGGATAACGCATAATTAATTGTGTGATGATGATTGATATGTCAGACGACTTACCACTACCGCGTCCACCTTTACCAACCACATTTAGTATGTTAGGGTCTTTCGTTGCTCGCCATAAATCATGGAAATGCTCGGGTATCAATTCAGATAAATTAATCGATGTCGTCATTGAACGTCACCGCACCCTGCATTGAAACTTCTTGTTTTTCGACTGGATTATAACCTGTACGATCTAAGATATCTTTTGACGCTTGGAATCGTACTAATTCACTTTTGGCGTCTAATAGATTAATCATAGTCTGTAGGGCTTTAGGCACTTGCTTTTGTAGATGTTCAGCTTGATATCCTTTAAAACCTTCTCTAAATTTGTCATTAGCTTTCCACCTAGATATTGTTGCTCTATTAACATCAATTTGTTCTGCAATATCCATATCCTTAGCGCCGGTATCCGTCTTAATTTGAATATAGGCTTGTTGTTTCTTTGTCAATTCTAAATACGCCCCAAATGTTGCGTTATTTTGCATATTAGTCATCTCATATATCACCAACTCTCACGGTTAAGCA